TTTCTGTTGCGGTCCCACCACTGCGTTATCGAATCGGGGCGGATTCCGCCGCAGATTCGGGTATCGCGGTCTTTCGGCATATGACGCTTCAGCTTCTTCAGGACGAATGCCGGTATAGGCACTATCTTGGGCTCCTCGTTCTTCGTCGTCGTGTCGGTAGCGTCATCCTCGACGCTTCCCCACACGTAGAGCAATCCGCGCCTTATGTCGTTCCAATGGACGTAGGCGGCTTCGGAACGCCTTATTCCGCAGGCGCAACAGAGCGCCACGGCGCGCTGCACGGAATCGGAGTAGTCGAGCTTCTTCTTGAGGAGGCGATCAACGTCCTTCTCCGTCGGCACGATGACCTTCCTCGGGGTGGCTTTCGGCAACTTTACGCCGCGCGTGGGACATGACGCGCATATGCCGTCATCGTCCATCGCGTCATGGAACAGCGCCGATAGCACACGATTGAGGTTCGCGCAGCTGGACGCGCTCCACGGTCTGCCGGATAGCGTCTCGCCGTCAAGGCATCGTGCGTACATCGACTCGACCATCTCGCGCGTGACCTCGCCCACGTTGCACGTGAGGTGCATCTTGGCGGTCTTCAGCTTGGATTCGTAACCGACGAGCGTGCGCCTGGCATACGCGTTCGATTCGCGCAGCCTGTCCATCCAGGCGTCCGCGTAGTCGGGAAACGGCATATCGCCGGTGATTGCGTCGCTCGTTCCGGCGAGCTCTGCGACGAACTCGCTCTTGGCCTTGACTGCGTTGCTGTACGTACCGTGGAACGGGCGCGTCCTCGTCGCCTTGTCGCCGTTGCCGAGCCTGACCCTTACGGACAGCTCCCACTTGCGGCACCTGCTTTTGGGCTTCGACTTGTCGCGTTGCACGACCGAGCCGCTTCCGAGCACCTCCATGGTGTAGAATCCTCCTGACGGGAAACGCCTCGACGAGAGCGCACCTATCCGCGTGCACGGTACCGAGCGTTTCCTTGTCGTCCATGAGCCTCGCGCTAGGGTGGCCGCCCGATGATGCGCGGGGCTCTGCTTTTTATTATTTCCTAATACGGCAAGTTTCCCGACACAGCCGCCGCGAAGCGGAGCAATGGCGGCATGAGCGATGGATACTGGCTTGCAACGTCCATGCATTCGACCAATACTTTGCGGAACTCGTCATATGACATGGACTGTTCGATTTCGGCAAACTTACCACATATGCTTTCCCTGCGATTTTCACCAACGCACTTTTCGATGCTCTTGATTAGATCGTCTCGAGTGGTGTTGAAATCTTTGTTGCTCATTACATTCTCCTATCAGACGTGCTTTCACGCATCTTCTCCGATGTCCTATATTGTTCGGCATCAGGAAAATCAACGAATTCGACAGTCTTGTCATAATTCTTGAGTACGGCTTCCTTTATCTCGTCAAGCGAGCACCTGAAGAACTCGCGGCGCTGATTTACGAGGTTGAGCTTCCTGTCGGCAAACTCGTGATGCAACGCCGTTTCGAGTGATGGTGCATCATCCGAGAAGATAAGCGCATGGACATCGAATCCGAATGGCACCGAGGCATCGCCAAGTTCGCGTATCCTGTCCATCGGTTCAAGTCTGCGTGTCATGCCGATCTTGTATACACCATCGCCGAATGAGCCGACATTGGAGATGATGTAGACGTATCCAGCCCTGATGTTCGCCTCTCGGTAATCGACATCCTCGATGCCCTTTGCGACCTCGCCAAGATTGCCCGTGAGTTCGGCTATCTTTTCCTCAAGCGCGACCTTGTCATCACCGGATGCGCTGGACAGTTGCTTTTTGGCATCGTCAAGGGCCTGTTGGTACTTCTTCTGCTCCTTCATGAGAGCTTTGCGTTTTTCCTCTATCTCCTTCTGGACGCGTCTTTCCTCGCGTTCGAGTTCCTTTACCGCTCGGATTTCCTCTTTTTCCTTTTCTTTAGCAACGGCGTATTCGTAGGCGAGTCGAGCTTCTTTTTTCTTGAGATTGACGTACTCTGCTGTAATGGATATTCCAAGAACTGAACCAAGCTTTGAGATTGTGTCAGCCGCTTTTTGAATCTGCTCAATTGACCTGTCGATGTTCGAGAATTTAACCTTTCGGATAATCTCGTCACATTCGCTGTTGTATGCCCTCAGAAGAAGACGTGTGGTCTGACCGACCATCTGCCTACCCTTCGCAGCGTTATTTTCTACAGTCCAGTGAGTGTTCTTTGCCATCCTGTTCATTTTCTGGACTTCGTCTTTCTGCTCTTTGCGTACGCTTGATAATACGTCCTTGTATTGAGACGAGTTCGCGAAATCGAATTGCGGCTCGTAAAGCCCGAACTCTTCTATCAAAAGAGCGTCATCAACTACGCGAAGTTCTCGTCTCTTAAGCTCTATCTCAGTATCGAGAGACGAAACCTCGCCCTTCTTCTGCGCTTCTTGCGAAGAAAGCGACTCAATCTCCTTTTTAAGATTATCTATTTGAATCCTCTGATTCCCTATGATGCTCAGCTCTGGCGTTAGGAGGTTAGCCAGTCTGTCGTTTTCCGATTTGAGCCTGTCTATTTCACCTTGAAGCTCGCCCTTGCTTGGCCCGAATAATCCCATCTCAGAACCCCCAATCGAACGGCAGCACGTAATAGACGACCCTACCTATGATCGTTATCTCCTCGGTGTTCTCGTCACCGTAGTCGTAGATGGATGGCTTGAAGGTCGGGTCGGTGGAATCCGGGTCGAGCTCTATGCCGTTGGCGAGGTTTCTCACGCGCTTGATGGTCGCGTCATATCCGTTCACGCACACGGCGTGTGGCTGGTTCTCGCGCTCGACCTCCTCGCAGGGGTCTATGAGCGCGTAGCAGCCGTCCGGAAGCACCTTGTCCATCGAGCGGCCCTTCACCCTTAGCAGAAAGGCTTCCGGGTACTTGTCCATGACCTTCGCGGGGACTGGATGCGTTTCGTCAACCGGAATCATCTCGATTGGAGTACCGGCGGCTATCGAGCCGTAAAGCGGAACCTCGACAAAGTCACTCGCATTGGGCTTCTTGACCTTAAGCCCCCTGAAGTTGTCCAGCTTCGCAGAGTCCCAATCTATATTTAGCTTGCGATAGATTTTGTCTGTCAGCTCTGTCCTGGTGTTCGCCATTCCGCGTTCAAGTGCGCTGTAAATGGACGTATGAGGCACGTCCAATTCCTCTGCAAACTTGGTGACACTTCCGTACTGCTCTTTAATCAGGCGTCTTATTGCATCTTCTAATGTGTCCATTTGACTCTCCTGTTTCCGAACTATCGTGAATGAATCTTATAAATATTCGGAATATATATCAATATTCTATTTACAGTTTCCGAAACCTCGTTTATATTACTTACGAAGTTTCGGAATGGAGGTGAATTTTGAGTTACATGAACCTTAAGGCAGAGATGACCAGAGAAAACGTCACTCAAGAGCAAGCCGCAAGGCATCTCGGCATGACGAGAAACAACTTTTCGATGAAGGTCAGAGAAAAAGTTCCGTTCACGATTCCAGAAATCAAGTCTCTTCGAGACGAGTTTTTTCCCAACGCCCAGCTCGACTATCTCTGCCAAACCAACGATGAAGGGCGTTGACGAGCGCAAGACCGTGAGGGCGTAGAGGGAAGGAGATGACGATGACTTTTGAACAGGAACACCAAAATTTTGCGTCGAATCTGCGCAGGCTGCGCATGCGGAGTGGTCTCACGACGTCAGAGGTGGCTCGAAAGACCGGTCTGTCGGTCAGCACCATCAGGAACGCGGAGTCGGGAACCGTCTGGCCTACCACGTACACGACATCGGTGCTGTGCAGGTTCTTCGGCGTGACCGAGAGGCAGCTGCGCGGCCTTGAGGGATGGGCCGTGTTCACCCGCGCTTGAGAAGCATGAACGGGCACTGCTCTTTGACAATCGAATAGGGATACGGGGAAGTATGAAGGCTTCGGGAGGTGACGGTCAGTAACCCGCCACCAACCCTATGCAGGCCTTTTGTCCCGTTACGCACGGTAGTTCCCCACGAAGCCCTTTAGCACCCCGCTACGCAAGCTCGGGGCTTGGAACCCTCGGTTCGCCCATTCCATCTGGAACGGGCCCATGTCGGCTTGCTAGGCCGTCAATCCGACCGAGTCACGGCTGCGCTTGGCCTCATGGAGCCGACCTGTCGTTACTGCAACAGGCTTTTGCGCGTTCGACTGCGAAACACATGCGGGAGCCTACCCCACGTTGGCTCGAACGCCTCACAGGAACCGCGTGTTCAAAAAGTTGGCCATTTTTGACCTCCCAACACTCGGGATCATTTTGAACCGCAGAGTGATTTTAGCACTACATGTGGTGCCTATCAAAAAACCAGATAACGACATCTTGTGACAGGAGGAATCAAATGCTGAAGGATGCGCGAATCGAAGAGGGGCTGACGCAGAGGCAACTCGCCGAACTGTCAGGAGTTCCGAGGAGAACCATCCAGAACTGGGAGGAATCGGGCTTCGGGAACGCGACGGTGAAGAACGCCGTCAGGGTCGCTCGGGCTCTCGGAAAGTCAATCGAGGAACTGCTGGAGAACTAGCGGGCAGAACCCGTATCCCTATCCGATTGCCAAGGAGCAAACGTACGCCAGGCAATGACTGACGAAAGGAGGAATCGCGAAATGAACCGCGCCATCGACAGCAAGTGGCTGCCGCCTGAGGCGGTGATGAAGCTGCTCGGATGCTCCAGGCAGGTGGTCAACAGGCTGTGCCGGGATGGGCATGTCAAATGCCGCAAGTTCGGGCGCACCTGGTACGTCCACCGTTCGGCATTCGAGGATTGAGAGAGAACGCGCCCGTGGGGGCAACCACGAGCGCAACGTCACGAAAGGAATCACCAAGTCATGACAGGAACGATTATATCAGGGAGGTGGACGACATGGCAGAGCCGGTGATCGTGTACGGCAAGAGCGGAACCGGAAAGTCCACTTCGCTGCGCAACTTCCAGGCCGGTGAGGTCGGCCTGGTGAACGTGATAGGCAAGCGCCTGCCGTTCCGGAACAGCTTCCCGCAGGTCTGCACGACGGACTACGCGAAGGTCAAGGAGCTCATAGAGAAGAGCAAGGCCAAGTCCATCGTGGTGGACGACGCGGGGTACCTCATTACCGACATGTTCATGTCGCGCCACGCCAATGCGGGCAAGGGCAACGGCGTGTTCGCCTTGTACAACGACATAGGCGACGAGTTCTACAAGCTCCTGCGCTTCGTGTCAGAGCTGCCCGACCAGGACAAGATCGTGTACCTGATGCTCCACGAGGACACCGACGACATGGGCAACTCCAAAATCAAGACGATAGGAAAGCTCTTGGACGAGAAGGTGACCATCGAGGGCATGGTGTCCATCGTACTGCACTCTACGGTCACGGAAGATGACTACGCGTTCCAGACCAACGGCAACGGCATCGTGAAGTCTCCTCCCGGCATGTTCGAGTCCGAGAGCATCCCCAACGACCTCAAGGCCGTTGACACAGCCATCAGGGATTACTGGCAGATGCGTCCGCTTGTGGACAAGCCCAAGGGCAAGTCCGCGCCCAAGGCGGGTGATGCCGCATGAGGCGATGGGAGCACGCGGGGCTAGACTGCCTGATGCGAAAGGGCATATTCGATTGTCCATGTGGCTACGTCGGTGTCAGGGAGGGCCATCCCTTCTACCAGAAAAGCTACATCGAGATAGAGCACATGGACGACTACCCGGATGTCCATGGCGGCCTGACCTTCTCCAACGCTTTCGACGAGATCGGCCCCGACATCTGGTGGGTAGGCTTCGACACGGCGCACTTTGGCGACGTTACCGAAGACCACAAGCCGCTTTGGACCGAGGAGATGTGCGTCTCGGAGACGGAACGCCTCGCCGAGCAAGTGGCGAAGGTGGCGAAGTCCGATGCCTAGGCCCGTTCCGTGGGCGAATCCCGAGGGCTGGAGCCATCCCGAGCGCATCGCTAGGTGCGGTGACTGCGAGAAGTGCGTGCGCTGCCCGGACAGCGAATCCATCGCCGTGTGCCGCGATTGCATCAACCCTAAGACGAGCGATGGCGACATCTGGTGGGTGGACCCCACCGAGGTCTGGTGCGGCGTCGAGACCATCTACGGGGGATTCGAGGAGGCGAGCGATGTCACCGCGTGAGCGCGAGCTAGAAGCCCAGCTGCGTCAGGCACGCAGCCAGGTGCTCGACCTGCGCCTGCAAGTCCATTCCCTTGAGGTCGAGAACGCCGAGCAGCGCCGTCGCCTGCGAGTCCAGGCGCATGCCATGGAGGTCGTCAAGCAGTCGGCGTACGAGGCGTACAGCAACACGATGCTGGCGATGGGCCAGCAGTACGAATAGGAGGAATCATGAGGAAGGTTTACGTGGTGCACGGCATCGCGAGGCAGGTGATGGCGTTCGGTGACGTGGAGGACGCGCGTTACGTCGCCGAGTCGGTGTTCGGGACATTGCCCGAGTACGAGGAAGCCGACCACATAAGCGAGGTCCCGTTCGTTCCGTCTGATGCACCGATGGATAATATCGCCCCTATGAGAAGCGGTGGTGCCGATGCCAGGTTCTAACGCGGACATCGCAAAGCGCGTCGAGCAGCTTGCCGTGGCACAGGCCGTCTACAAGCTGGCCGCCGAGCAGGTGAAGACGAACGAACCGGGCAACCTGCGAGCGGAAGTGGACGCGCACTTCCGAGAGCTGTTCGAGCAGGCAGGGGCCAAGAGCTTCGACATTCGCATCGGCGGCGAGAAGGTCGGCACGTACTCCGTGAAGGTCACCAAGCCGAAGATGCAAACGGTCTGCGACTGTTACGACCAGAGCGCCTACCTCGCCTGGTGCGAGGAGCACGGATTCGTCAGGAAGGTAATCGACGAGGACGCGGCCAGCGCGTACTTCGAGGAGACCGGGGAACTGCCGTTCGGATGCAACGTGTCTGAGGTCGAGACTCCCGGCGGACAGTATGCGGGCGGCTCCCTTCGCGTGGACGTTCCGGCAATCAACCGGGCGCTTGGCGGCAAGGTGCCCATCGCGTTGCTGGGAGGTGGCGAGCTGTGACGCAGGAGGCCAAGAACTTCTACGGAGAGGACGCCTGGAACCTCGTTGACGAGGCCCACGACGGCGACTTGACCGTGACCATCACCCTACACGAGTACAGGCTGCTCGTGGACCACTACGCCACGCAAAAAGCAATCGAAATGATCCGAGAGGCGGAAAAGGCCGTCCTCGGCAAGGAAACCGACAAGAAGGGAAACGACAATGCCTAAGCTAGACCCGACCGAATGGGAGGACGCCAACGAGTCAACCGCAGGCGGTGACTTCAGGGCGATGACGCCCGGCGTGTACATGTGCGAGATCAAGGGCATCCAGACCGAATGGGATACCAGGGACGGCCATGCCACGAGCGACGAGAAGCAGTGCGTGCGCGTGTTGCTGGACGTGGCCGAGGGCGAGTTCGCGGGCGAGTTCTCCCGCCCGTTCTACGCCGACAAGCAGTACGCCCACGTGGTGTACATGAGCTGGAAGCAAACGGCGCTCGGCATGCTCAAGCACACCTTCAAGGCGCTTGACGAGGCCAATCCTGGATTCGACTCCAAGGCCGCGTTCGAAGCAGACAAGTGGACCATGTTCGTGGGCAAGAGGTGCCTCGTGCAGTTCGATGGCATCGAGCGCACGAACGACAGGGGCTACGTCAACGTCAACGTGCGCCCAGAGCGCATCGTGACCGCAGACGACAGCCCGAAGGTCAAGGTGAAGCTAGAGAACGGAAACAAGGTGGACTGGGCAGACTACGCCTCGGTCAGCGATAGCCCCGCACCCGCTAAGTCCACGACTGCGACAGCGGCCTACGATGATTCGGACGTGCCGTTCTAATGTCCATGGTCTACGAAGACACGAGGCAGCAGGCTGGCAAGCACGAGGGCAAGCACTTGTGGTTCGCCAGGCACGGCATCGAGCTGGTGAGGACGGCGCTGACCCCCAAGGGTCACGCCGCCAACCCGGCCGTCGCGCCAGCAGGTGACTACTGCGCCGAGGGTTCCAACGTCTGCGTTGACACCAAGGCCAGCGTTGACGAGGTGGCCTCCAACATCAACGGAGCACAGCACGAGCGCTTCATCGCCGAGATAGAACGGGCATCCTCGTGGGGCTATCGCCTTGTCATCCTCGTGGAGAACGATTTGGGCTACGCAAACATGGGAGACGTGGTGCGCTGGACGAACGGCCATTGCGTCAAATGCCATAACCGCCGCGTCGAGGGCAAGGCACGTGGATGCGACCCGAACGGCAAGGGCAAGTGCCCCAGGCACGGCACCAACAAGCCGATACAGGGCGCGCGGCTCTACAAGGCCATGGACACCATCGAGCGGCGCTACGGATGCCGATTCGAGTTCTGCGCGCCGAATGAGTCCGCACGTAGGATTTGCGAGCTCCTGGGGGTGACCGTCGATGACAGAGCTTAGCGAGCTTGGCAGGGCGGCGGTCGCCTACGCCGAGATGGGCCTTGCGCTCATACCGCTCAAATCCAGGGGCAAGGAGCCGTGCATCAAGGGCGGCTCGACCAAGGCTACGGCCAACGTCGAGCAGGTCAGGAACCACTGGCTGCGCCATCCAGACCACAACATCGGCATCGTCTGCGGCGACGTGTCGGACGGCCTCGTGGCCATCGACATAGACCGCAAGGGCGACGTGGACGGCTGGGACTTCGTGAACGAGTTCGAGACGGAATCCCCGCTGCCGGAAGCGCCGATGGTCAGGACGGGCAGCGGCGGCAACCATCTGCTGATGCGCTTTCCCGGCAAGGTCATCAACCGGCAGAACGCCGAGCTGGGTATCGACATACGCGGACACAACGGCTACGTGGTCGCACCGCCCTCCATCCACCCCAACGGCAGAGCCTACGAATGGGTCAAGGCCCCGTGGGAGGTGCCGATACCGGTGGCCGACGACGCGGCGCGCAGGTTCCTCGATGCGGTCACGCCCAAGCAGGAGGACGGCGACAAACTGTCCATGCCCGACGTGATCCATGAGGGCGAGGGGCGCGATAACGCCCTTTACAAGCTGGCATGCTCAATGCGCGCCAATAACCTGCCGTACGAGACCGCCCTTGCCGCCGTCATGGACTACAACAACCGCTGCTGCGTGCCGCCCATGAGCGAGCGCGTGGTGCGCCAGAAGGTTGACAGCGCCTACAAGCACGCTCCGGGCCATTCGGAGAAGGTGCGCATGGCAGAGAAAGCCGGGGAGGAGAACAAGCAGAAGAACACGAGGAGGTCGTTCAATCACGCGAAGATAGCCAGGAGGCTGATAGACGAACGCGGCGCGTGCATGGTCGATGGAATCACCCCAGCAATCCGCATGGACGGAAAGCAATACGTGATGGGATGGGACGCGTTCGACAAGTCGATAATCGCTCTGTCTCCGAACAGCAAGATTTCAAACAGGCGCGAGGTAAAGGCGTACGTATCGGCCACCGCCCCGGAACGCGAGCAAAGCAAATGGACGCTCATGGCGTTTGCAAACGGAGTGCTCGACATCGAGACGATGGAACTGCGCGACTGGCATGAAGATGACATGATCTGCAACGTCATCCCGCATGCATGGAACCCGGATGCCGAGAGTGCTGCGCTTGACGAGATGTTCGGGCGCATCGCAAATGGCGACGTGGGCGTACTCGCCAACCTATCAGAGGTCATGGGCATCTGCATGGCGCGATCGGCGGTGAGGTTGCCCTATATGCCGGTGCTGATAGGAAGCGGCTCCAACGGCAAATCGACGTACCTGCACCTGCTCCAAAACGTGCTCGGCGGCGGCAACATATCGAACTTGCAGCCAAAGGAGCTGGGAGCCCGCTTCATGGCATCCCAGATAACCGGGAAGCTCGCGAACATCAGCGATGACATAGCGAACGGCTACCTCGACGGCACGGAATGCGCGATGCTCAAGCGAATCGTGACCGGTGACACCTTGTTCACCGACGTGAAGGGCGGTGATGGTTACTCGATGCGGCCGTACGCGACCGTGGTTCTCGCCTGCAACGCGTTTCCCCGTGTCGCGGATACATCGGACGGTTTCATGCGCCGCCTGTTCGCTGTCGGCTTCAACGCGAAGTTCACGCGTGACGACCCCAGTTACAACCCGAACATAGGATTCGAGATGTCGAAGGAGGAGACGCTCGAATACGCCTGCAAGCTCGGCGTCGAGGGCCTGTGCCACGTCATCAAGGAGAACAGGCTCACGCCGAACCGCACGAACGACGAGGCCAAGGCCGACATAGCCGAGGGCAGCAACTCGGCCCTCCAGTGGATTCGCGACGACGGCATCGAGGCTTACCAGATCACGGGAAAGAGCAAGGACGAGATGTACGGAATGTACGTGAAGTGGTGCGAGCGAAATGGATACAACCGCACGGCGCTTTCGAGCTTCGTTGTGTCAAAAATCGTCAGGGAGGAACTGGATTTGAACCTCAAGGGACAGTCGAGGCGCGATGGCGTGAAGGTGAGAGTTTATGAACGGAACCAGTAAAACACGCCTTTGTATACAGACGTTCCGCTACTTGTTCCACAAGTTGTTCCACGCAAACCAGCAGTTCGGAATATATAGCAAAGGTACCTGTGGAACAAGGGAACAAGAAGCCGTCTATTCAACCTAAAGAAAAGAAGAAGAAAGAATAAATATATAAGTATAAGGAGAAAGTTGTGCCAAGTTCCAAAAGCAAAAACGGCGTTGACCTGCGTAAACATGAAACAGAAATGGAACAACTGCAAGGTCAGCGACTTGTTCCAGATAACCACATGCCAAAACAAAAGCCAATCCGCCACTACCGCACCATCCGCTCGGCTTGCCTCGGCTGCGCCAAGCCCGTGCACCTGGTGCGCATGTCTGACGGCACGTACGAGTGGCAGCACGACGGCGTGCCGACCGCCGAGATGATGGAACGCCATCGGAAGCGCGGGGTTGGCAGGCAGCCCGTGTGCACGGGCAGGGCGCTCGAGATGATCGCGAAAGCGGGGGAGGAAGACCATGAGTAACGACAACACCGAATCAATCAGCGCAAAGTTGCGGAGCTACGCGAAAGCGTCGAAGGACTTTTTCGGCCCCGCGTATTGCGTCATACAAAAATCAATCTACGAATGCCCGAACAAACCGTGCTATCAATGCGAGATTGATCTATTCGTCCGCATCGCCGACGAGATAGACCGCGAGATGGACGAGCTGCGCGAGTCATTCGCAAACCCGAGGTACGTCAACATCGAAAACGCGGTGCGCGATGTTGCGCTCGGCATTGACGACCACGGCAGGACAAAGGATGCCATAGAACGCTGGTACAACCCCAAGCCCATCGACGAGCGCGGCGAACCAGTTGACCTCGGCCAGCCCGTCGATGACAAGGCACGCGGCGAGATGGAGGTGAGCCGCGTGTGCTACACGCGGAACGGCTTCTACTTCAACAACTCGCGTGACGGGTCGGGACGCCGCAAGATGAAGGGCATCACCTACTCCTACGGCGAGCGCGTCGGCAGGCCGGAGCAGACCGTGCTGGATGCTGTCGGAGTGCCCATCGAGGTAGGTGAGACGGTATGGACTACTGTAAGGCACGATAAGTTCACAGTTGCCTCACTGCACGGAGCAGATGGAACTGTCGAATGCGTAGACGAGGTCGGTAAGTCATGGGAGATTCTGCCGTCAGACCTCACCCACCGCGAACCCGACACCCAGGAGCGCATCGACGGGGACGCGCTGAAGGGCGATTACGAATACTGGGGATGCAATGGAGTTGAATGCACTCGATGCCCCGCGCTCGTTGACGGGAAAAAGCCGAAAGAACGGTACGGAGTCCTCTGGTGCATTGAAGCGAAGACGCTCGACCTCCTGCGCCGACAGCGCGAGCTGGACGGGAGGGATGCGTGATGTGCGAGTACTGCAACGATGACAACATGCTCGGCGCATCGAAGCCTGGATGGAATGGCGTGGATGCCGAGATCGATGGCAGCGATCTCGTTATCAGCGGATGGTACGACACTAACGTGGGAATCTCCCCGTTATACATACCGATTTACTTCTGCCCCATGTGCGGACGCGACCTGAGGGGTGATGCCTCATGAGCTACGACATGAGGGTGTGCGTCAAGGTCGAGGGATGCGACAAGTACGCGGTTGTCGGCGTTCCGGAACATGACAACCCGACCTACAACCTTCGTGAGATGTTCGTCGCATGCATGGACTGGCACTACAGGCAGCACGAGCATTATCAGGCGTCCTACGCGCTCGAGAAAATCGAACACGGCATATCAGAGCTTTCGGATCGTCGCGAGAGATACGAGAGGTTCAACCCTGCGAACGGTTGGGGAAGCATCGATTCTGCACTGGTTGCCTTGCGATCTGCATACGTGTGCATCCACGAGTGCGCCGAGGAATACCCGATCGAATGCCTCTATTTCAGGTGGTGAGAATCGTGAGCGAGTACATCTGCAACGAGCTGGCAGGGTGGGACTTCTGCGACGGTAAGCCGCGAATCAGGCTCTGGAAGACCGACGAAGAGGTCATCCGCTGCCGTGAGTGCAGGAAGTCAGACCCGGAAGCCTACGACTACTGCGAGTTCTACTACGCGCATGAGTGCGATCCAAACGGCTTCTGCGCCTGGGCGGAGAGGAGACAGGCATGAGCGATCACATGAAATGCCCGATGAAACTTGGTCAAGAAGACGAATCGTGCGATCACGAGTGCGCGTGGCTCACATGGCCAGTCGGCCACGGAGATAGGGCACGTTGCGCCCTCGCGGTTGGTGCGATACGGGGGCTAGGCATCGAATGCAACACGGAGAACGTAAGCAAAAGGAGGCGGGCATCATGAACCTATACGTAATCGGCCCGGTGACGGGCAAGCCGAACGAGAATCGCAAGGAGTTCGAGCGTGTGCGCGGGGAGCTGTGGGAAAACCTGCGCAACCTCGTCGTCATCATCCCGCATGACTTCGTGATGCCAGATGCGACGTGGGAACAGGCCATGGGAACGAGCATCGGAACGATCATGCAGTGGTGGGGATACGGGTTACGCCCCTTCTCAGGCCAGAAGCTGGGTATCGCCATGCTCGACGGCTGGGAACAGTCGAAAGGCGCGACCATCGAGCACGACCTGGCAGAGGCACTCGGAATAGAGTGCAGGCCGTGGAGGGAGTGGCTATGAGCGCGCCAGAAATCGAGCGCATCGCAGTTTCGCTTGTCAGATCACACTACGACGAGGAACTTGCGTTCGAGAGTGACGCTAAGAGGTTGGCCGAGTATTTCGACAACATCGGCAGGACGCAAGTGTCAAGTTACGTTCTCGCTCTGATGCGTCCTGTCGGCACGTTCTCCACGATGGAGATTGATCCGCTGTCGAGAATCGCCCGAGACATGTTCGATGTGATCGAGGGGCAACTGGGCGATGGTCATCCGTTGGTCACTGATTTCGAGCAGCGTCTGGGACAGTACATGCCGGATTTCTGCAAGAAGGCGATGGAGAGGAGGCGTTCATGAGCGAACTGAAACCATGCCCGTTCTGCGACGAGCAAAACACCGTCGTTCGCCTCAAGCAAGATGGCAAGCCAACCGGGAAGGTCGGTCACGCCTGCTTCGTTCTCGGAATCGAGATACGCACATCTGAGAAGCAATGGAACACCCGCGCCGAGCGCACGTGCGTGCTTGAAGACATACCCTACGAGCCGGGACGATGGGAGGGCGTCAGATGCAGCTCGTGTGGGGTGACCGACGAGGATACTGACCTCACTGGGAACTACTGCCCGCATTGCGGCGCGAAGGTGGTGGAGTCATGAGCTACGTGTGCACGAAAGAGCTGTCAATCGGATGCGACATCGTGCGCGTCGGCGATGTCATCGAGCACGTTGGACGCGATGACTTCATGGGCGTTGCCTGCCGTACGTTCTCGGTCGGCGGACATCACTACTGCCTGTTCGCGGATGCGTTCGATCGTCATTTCGAGGAGGAGGAATCATGAGCGATTGCATTGCGGACATGAAGCCGAATGAGCACAGGACATGCGGAACGTGCAAGCACGTGAAATACACGCATCTCGACTGCTTCTACGCGGCAAACAACAACGCCTACTACATGGGCCAAACGGCACCGCACGCGAAAGCCTGCAAGCACTACGTCGACGATCCTGATTCGCTGCCCCGACGCTACGAATACCTCGCGCAGGTCGCTATGGAGATGCTCGAAGCTATGCGCGTCAGCAGGAACAGCGCGTACGGCTTCTACAGGAGGCTGCTCGATGGATGCGGGGTGATTGTGGATGACCAAGCCGAGGTTTAACGCCGATGGCGAGGCGGAACTGGCGAAGCTGCTTGCCTCGTACAACGGAGACAGCGCGAGCTTGCTCGTCGTGGACATGCTGATGACAATGGACGAATCGGCATGCCGCTCCGTTCCGATAGACATATCAGCAGTGCATTGGTTCTACAACCGCGCAAGGGCGTTGGGGGTGCTGGATGAATAACTTCGAGCGCATTACCAAGTCGCCCGATAAGCTGGCAGATTGGCTGAGTTGGCGCGTGAATTGCCGGATGTGCCCGGCAGAGGACATCTGCGGTAAGAACCAGGGTGAGTGCACTATGGCGTTTCTCGAATGGCTCAAGGAGGAATCAGGTGAGTAAGTCCTGGAACGAAGCGCGGCAAGACCTGGCGGAAGCGATGGATAGGTTGCGCGATGCCCTGTTGGAACCGTTCGAGCCTTTTGCTCGGAAGCTAGCAGACTGGCTCAAGGAGGAAAGCGATGTATGACGACAACGACGGATGCCTCGTGTTCATGATTCTGGCGGTCATCTTGATCGCGTGTTTCGGAATCTTCTTCGAGTGGCAGGCGTACGCTCAGGTTGCCGATGCGCTCGGAACCGCTCCGAGCGTTCCGGCGTTCATAGGCTGGCTGTTTTTCAGTTCGTGAGGAGGAGAGCGAATGAAATTCCAATACGCAATGAGCGAGGCCCTGCGCATCGAGGACATGGAGCAGACCATGCGAGACATGCTCGGAATCATGTGCCGTTCGTTCGGAGAGGGCAATCCCGTGAGCGAGCATGATGTTGACCTCACGATGGACCACCTGAAAGACCTGGGGGTAATGCCATGACGAACTGGGAATACCTGATGGGCACACCCGCCTTGGCCGCGCAGTTCGTCCACAAGGTCGTAATGTGCGCATGCTACATGGAAGATGGCGGATGCGAGATATGCCCACTCCGCGACCTGGAGTGCTGCATGGACTTCCAAGAGATAAAGGCATGGCTGGAAAGCGAGATGGGCTGATGGCAACAAATGTCGAAAGAACGCAACCATGGGACTGGTTCCCCCTGATACCGCTCTACGCGTTCACGAGCGCGAAAAAGGCGCGCAAGTTCGTCAAGCGAATAACCGGGAGACGATACGAACCTGCCAACAAAGAGGGTTCCGCGGCAATGTACAAACACGACACCGCCAAGCAGAGCTTCGTGATAATACAGGTTCCGAAAGGCCCGAAGGACGTGAAATGGTACGCGCTGCTCGCCCACGAGTGCGTCCACTACGCACAGTACGTCGAGGATGACATGGGGACGAAGTTCGACGACGAAACCGAGGCGTACGTCGTGCAGGCCGCGATGATGAGCGCCATGGAGCAGTTGGGAGAGGAGATGGACTGATGGAGCAGCTTTCGCTCGCTATCGAGAAGGACCTGGGCGAATGGACAAACGATGACCTCATGGACTGGCTTTCGCGGTTCGGTCGCTTCGAGTTCGGGCATGACGGTCAGCTTCGCCGCGATGACGTGGCGCACTCGCTCGATGTCGTGCCGCCAATCAAGGTCTGGCTCCAGGCCAGGACGGACAAGTACGGCAACCGCTTCCAGGACATCCACGTGAATCCGGTCGATGACGACGATTGGAACAGGGGATGTCCCGGATGTTGTGGCACGTATCCCGAATGGGTCGAGAGCCACATCAGGAACCATACGGGCGAGAATTTCGGTAAGTTCAGGTTCGGGGACTGCGATGATGACTGAAACGCCGCTCTCGCGCACGGAACCGACCGAATAAGGCCTTTTGACTCATAACATGCACACGACACAACATCTTGTGTTGAAAACGCTCCAGAACGCGATATATTGTGTCTGACGGCATTTCGGCACGTTGGAGGGATGCATTGCGGCACGACCCCGAAGTTAGGCGCATCTGCGCCTCGGCATACCTGGAGCATGTTAGGTCGCTCAAGGCTCGCATCGACTCGCTGCGGGAAGAAATCGAGCCCCTGCGCGAGATGGCCGGAACCACCATGGACTACCGCGAGCGGGTGTCCGGCTCGCCGAACCCCAAGGCGTTCGAGGACGCGGTGATACGCCTCCAGGGGCTGATCGCGGACTACTGCACCGAGATGGCCGAGTTCGTGGACGAGCAACGCGTGGCGCACGACGTGTTGCGCCGCCTGTCGCGACCCGAATACGGGCGGGCGCTCACGGCGCACTACCTGACCGGCAAGACGTGGGAACGGTGCTGCGTGGACATGGACTATAGCTGGCAAGGCATGATGAAGCTGCGCCGCAACGCCATAGACGAGGTATACGACCTGATGCCGGAGCAGTGGCGCAGACAGTCCATCCCGAACGCGGCTGCCTGAGAAAGGCGAAACAGCATACTAAAGTGTACTAAGAAACCTGATATGGTGTATCCAGTCAGACATGCGGGAGAGACCGCATCGCAGAGCCGTCCGCAATGGGCGGCTTTTCCTTTTCATCGGATGGTTGGCAGAGAAGACGAATGCGCCCGGTTGCTACCCGGGAATGCCGCCAAGCACGGCATCGAAGGTGCGAATCCTTCACCATCCGCCACATGTCCCGTGCAGGCGCGCGAAATCCCGCAATCCAGCCATAGCGCGCGCCTGCGGGACACCAGACGAGAGAGACGCAACCATGGTCACCATCGAGTACATAGGCCGCTCCGCGACCAACGCCTACCGCGCCAAGGGCACGGCCATCGCCAGGGCGACGCTCCTGCACCTGGGCATGCCGCTGCCGCCGATCATGGACAGGTCGCGCAGGCAAACGGTTCCGATGACCGGCAGGCTAGTTATGGAATGCTTCGCCAACGGGGAGAGCCCCATGGACATGGATCTGGCATGAGCTCCAAGCCCAACCCGCGCCGCTCCAACGGAAGCAGGCGCACGAGACTGCGCAACAGGGTGAAGGCCATGGGCCTGCCGTGCCACATATGCGGCCAGGCAATCGACTATGAATTGCCAGCAGGTCACCCGATGTCATACGAGCTGGACGAGCTGGTGCCGGTCAGCCGTGGCGGTGACCCGTTTGACCCGGACAACGTGGCACCGGCGCACCGCATCTGCAACCAGAGGCGGGGCAACCGGATGCCGGGAGACGGTGAGATTGACGACCGGGCCACCTCGCCGTGCATCGGACTGGTCGACTGGGTCGCCTTGTGCAGCAAGGCGAAGTAGGGCGCGTGTGACGCTTGCGCCATGAGGTTTTGACGGGGTGGGGGTATCCCCTCCCCGTACCGTCCAGGCCCGCCCCCTCGGCATAGGGCCATTTTAGATTGACAAGTTTCCACAGGAGGTGCCAGATGGGCCGTCCGAAGAAGGTGCTGACGGCCGTACAGTCCGGAGACGAGCGCGAAACGCTAATCGCCCTGCGCAACAGCATCGCAAGGCGCATCGACGAGTGCGAATCAGGGCGAGACATGGCGGCACTGTCGAAGCGGCTCATGGAGATAGTGGACAGGCTGAAAACCATGCCGAATCCTGACGAAAACGAGCTAAATCCCGTTCAGGCGGCGCGCGCGAAGGTGAGGGCGCGCGATGGCGGCACGTAGGTACGGAAGTCAGGAGCCGACCTTCGAGCTCGTCGGCGATTACGCCTACACCGACGACCCGGATGCCGTGCAACTGTTCGAGAACTACCGGGCGACCTTCTACCCGTGCCAGGAACGCGAGATGGAGCTGTTCCTTGCACGGGACGCGAGCGGAAGCTACGCGACGCTCACCATAGGCATCTCGAAGCCGAGGCAGAATGGCAAGTCCTACGGGGCCAGATGGTACGCGGTCTGGGCCGCGCTCATCGACGGCAAGAAGGTGCTCTATTCTGCGCACCACGGCAAGACGGTGCGAAAGATGTTCAAGGCGATCCGGGAAATCGTCGAGGGCAACCCGGATATCTACCGCGAGCTCGCGGTAGACGGCGGCGGCATCTACAAGGCGGCCGGAAGCGAGGGAATCTACTTCGCCAACGGCGGAATGATCGAGTTCCAGACGCGCACGACATCCGGCGCACGTGGCGAGACCTACGACATCATCATCGTGGACGAGGCGCAGGAGCTGACCCAGGGCCAGCTCGACGCCATGAAGCCGACGACGCTCGCCTCCGATTCGGGCGACCCTCAGATGATATACCTCGGCACGCCGCCGGGGCCGGATTGCCCCGGCACGGTCTTTCGCAAGATGCACGACAAGGCCCATGCGGGCGGCGAGGGCATCTGGTGGCTCGAATGGGCAGTGGAGGAACCGGTTGACACCGCAGACTTCGACGCGTGCATCGATGCCGCCTACAGGACGAATCCGGCCATGGGCTACCGCATACGCGAGAGGGTCATGGCAGACGCCATACGCACGGCGACCGACGTGGCAGGCTTCAACCGCGAGTACCTGAACTGGTGGAGCAGGCAGCACGTCGATTCGGTGATAGGGGCCGACGGCTGGGAACGCTGCGCAATCGAAGACGCGCCTGGTCTGGACGATGAGAACGCACCGTGCTTCGCGGTCAAGTTCTCGCTCGACGGCAAGATCGCGACCATCGCGGCAGCCGCGAAGACGGACGACGGCCGCGTGTACGTCGAGGTGCCGAGCGGATGCAACGCGAGTTGCGCGAGGGGCATCAGGTGGGTCGAGGACTTCGCCGCATTGGTCGCAGGCGGTGCCGGAAAGATCGTCATAGACGGCAAGTCGCACGCCGATGACCTGTACAGGAGGCTGCGCGAACGCAAGGTTCCGAAAGCGTGCCTTGACATCCCGGCGTCATCAGAGGTCGCAAGCGCCTGCTCGTCGTTTGTCACAGCGATTGACGAGGGGACGCTCGCGCATGGCGGGCAGCAAGCCGCCGCCTACGCGGTGGACAACACGATCAAGCGAAAGATAGGAAACGGTGGCGGATTCGGCTTCGAGGCCGCGACGGAGGATGCCGACGCGACCTTGCTCGAGGCGATGGCACTCGCGTACCAGGCTGCCATGACGAACAAACGAAACCCGAATAAGAAGGGAAGGGCCGGATGCTAGACGAGCAGCCAAACACCTGGCACGCGATAGAAGCTGAGACGGCGTTCGACGGTATCAAGGACGCAGCCGGACTCGACGACGAGACCCGAGCGTGGGTCAGCAGGCTCACTGACGAATACGACAACCACGTAAGCCACAACGAAAAGCTCAAGAAGTACTACGAGGGCACGAACAAGGTCAAGGACTACGGCGTGACGGCAGACATCCCGAATGACCAGAAGTGCCACTGGGCGGCAAAGGCCGTTGACGCGCTCGCCGACCGCATCAGGCTCGAATCGCTCGTGACGGAAAACGGCGACCAGAATGCGCTGGATGCGATGGCAAGGCGCAACAACCTCGTGAGCAACTACAACAGGCACCTTCCGGCGAAGCTGCGCTACGGGTGCATGGCAGCTGCTGTTACCAAATCAGATGACGGGCATTCACGCGTGCGCTTCCACTCGGCCGAGACCTTCACGGCGATTCCATCACCCGACTTCACGGACGGAGTCGTTGCCGCTGGACTCGTGATCGCGAGGCGCGAGATAACCACGTGGAGCAACGGCAAGATGGTGCCGACGGTGGTAAATGTCCATCTTCCGGGCAACATCGGCGAGTTCAGGCAAGTCGATTCCGGCAAATGGACGTACGAACCCGGCAAGACACGTGAGGAGCTGCCGACGCTGTACGTGTTCAGCCACGACGGCACCGGAACGCTCAACCCGTTCGGACGCACGCGCATCACGCGATTCGTGCGAAACCTCGTGGACGACGCCATACGCTGCATGTGGCACATGCAGGTGTCGGGGGCGTTCTACTCCATGGCAAAGCTCTACATGACCGGCCTCACGGACGACCAGTTCGAGGGTTATAGGACAAAAAGTGTGTCTGGTTTCGGGCGTCACCTCAGGTGGCGCCC